AGGCTAGAGCCGGCAATCATTCGGTATTAGATAACCTGTAGTGCTTCCGCCGGGCAAGTGAGTGAAAGTCACCTACCCGGCTAACCGAACACGCTGATCGTACCAGCATTGCCCGGCTACTTCTAGAACGAGCGATGCCTAGTTACTGGAGGTAGTGCCATGGCCAACAACAAACCCTACTTCACCCTGCTGTGGGTGATCACCCTCACCATCGCAGGTGTGTTCGTCCTGGTCGGTATCTCACTCATTCCCCACTTTGCCGATATTGGATTGGCGGCCACCATCATGCTCTACATCTTCATGGGCTACGCCACGATTGCCGGTGGCGGCTTCCTCGCCTATAAGCTGTACCAATGGTGGAATTACCGCAATCTCATTGTCCATGGCGAAATTGTGGCGTATAAAGTGGGCTCCAAAGAGTTTGAGCATCTCTCTGCGCAACACGTGGCCGCAGGTGTCCCCCGGATGCTGCCAGCTCCTGCAGATGAAGAGCCGCCGGTTGCCGATGATGCTACGGTCATCGAACTGTATAAGCATGGCTCGACGCTGCAGCATATCACCCAGGCAACCGGGCTTACCTACTATAAGGTGCAGAAAACGGTCGAGGCTGCCAAGCGCAACGGCCATATTGGCTAATCGATAATCAACAACAATCAATATTTGGCGTGCTCACCAGTATTGATTGAGGCGCAAATTGAGCACGTATTGAATCGATAGTTTTCAATCAATGAATCACTCTCGCGCGATCCGGGGGAGTGAGCAAGAGAGGAAGGATGAACACATGGGCTTATTCAGAAGAGCCAGCACCGAGGAAGCTGAACGGGCAGCGCGTGAAGCAGCTGAAGCGTTGGCTGACGAATTTGGCGTTGTGGATGGCAGAGAGTTGGCGAGGCACCAGGTTGCAGTAGACAGAGCAGCATCGAGCGCCGGCCTGAGCGAGAAAGAGCGTGAGGTGATAGAGGCTGAGTTTTTCTTTACGTATATGGAGCGCTCAGGCCAATCTGGGCGAGATCCCAGATATCGAAGATGAGCCGGGAAAGGACGTACACACATGGGTGACTTCGATAAGCCTACTACTCCAAGAGATCGACAAGTTAATAATTTAACTATCTCGGGCTGGCTGCACTCTCCCGTTGAGAAAAAGCAGAGCTCGAGCACCGGCAACTGGTACCTTTCGACAAAGGTACAGCTAGCTCCTGACAAACCCCTGCTCTACATCACCCTGTGGATGAATGAGCACACCTCCCAGGATATAGTAGACGCCGCGCTTGCCTTTAACGAGGGGGACGAAGTAGTGGTGACAGGTGAGTTAAGCCCCTGGACATCACAGGGCCGAGCATATATCGGCATCAAAGCCTATAGCATCAGTTAGGAGTGAACGAACCATGCCAGTTGATCTCTCTCGACTCACCTATAACGACACGGTGACCTACAGCACGGGGTACGCAATCGAGGGCGGCATCGAGGACCAGGACGCCGGGCGCGGCCCGTATAAGGCCCTGGTGGTGGATATTGGCGAGCGGCTGATAGAGGTGAGGGCAGATGGCATGCACGGCTCACAACCCCTCTATATCGTGTTCACCTCGGATATCCTCTCCATCGAGCCAAAGGAGGAGGCCGAGGCAAAGCAGGAATACGAGGACACGAGGAAGTACATGGAGCATTTTTACCTCGGGAGTGGTGATGACGAATGATATCCTGAGCATCGAGCCAAAACAGGATGACCGCGCCCATCAGCAGGACCGGACATAGCCTTCGCCGGTTTCAATCACAAGGATACCTACCCCATCAAAAAAGGCTCTCATTCGCGACTAGAGAGCCTTTCCTATAAGATGATGCCCTCCCGGCCAGGGCGTCAGCCGTAGGGCATCATGCCGCGCCTTTGCCATGGCCGCGCGGGTCTGCCTGAGAGGATGTGTCTACGTCACTTGAGCAAGAACTTGAACGTGTGGGCCAGCTCGCGAGCACCCTGGTCGGCATTGCCCAACAGGTTCTGCAAGTAGATGTACGTGCTCTGCAGATCGCTCTGCCCGAGGGCCTTCATCACCTTGATAATGTTCTTGTCGGCCGCGTAGCGCGCCTTGGCGTTGCTATGCCGCAGCCAGTGGGGGCTTATCTGCTTATCCGCAAGACCTGCAGCCCGCGCGTACTTGCGTAGGGCGTCCTGGACTGCGCCTCTGCTGATTGGCTTGTAGGGATCGTAGGGCAGGCCCAGCGGCGCATGTTGCAACGTTGGCGCCCCGACTGCGATCCAGAGCGGCGCATCTGCCTCAAGGGGCAATCTGCCCGAGGCTTCCAGGTACTCGTCAATCAGCACCTTCGCGAGCACGGGGAGTTCGCTCGACAGGCGCTGCCCACGCTGGCCTTTCTCCCCATCCCAGGAATACACCCAGCCGGTCCGCGTCGAGCCATCTTCCTCGCTGATCGGTCCCCACTCAATATCGCCGTAGCGCAAGTTGATAGCCTCGCCTAAGCGCCTACCTGTCAGCAGGAGCAACGTGAAAATGCTCCGGTCGCGCAGGCCCTGTACGGTGTTCTTGGGCATGACCGCGAACAGGCGCTCTAATTCGCTTTCTGAGAGCACGCGCCGCGGGCGGATCACCTTGCTCGGTCTGATACCAGCAGTAGGGGCCAGTTCGGCAAACAGGCGCGTCGGCTTGCCATCGGAGGTATAGGTGTACATACTGGCGAATTTATAGAAAGCACTGAGAATGCTCAGGCGGGTATTACGGGTTGCGGCTGATGGTGGCTCCCCTTTTTTGCGCCCCTGCTGGCAAGGGCGGTGCACAAAGCGCTCGACGTCTTCGCGGGTGATGCAATCGGGCTGCCTCCCCGCAAACATCGTGAAGAACATGCGCAAGGTAGAGGTGTAGTTTTCGTAGGTTGACTCGCTGCGATCGCGCACTGATTGCAGGAACATGCCGATGCAGCGTGCCCAGGGGTCGGGATGGCGCTGCTCAATGGGAACAAGGGCAGTATTCATGATGGGTCCTCCTTATAAGATAGTAGAAACGACATTCTTCTGTGTTCGCTCAAAAGCGGTCAAGGGGCATCCGGCGCCCCTGGTAGGCATGCACCGCCAGCGGCCAGTGCCCTTGACGCATCGAAACGAGCAGGTCAGGCGGCAGGCCGCGGCACAGCGGGCACAAGCGCGGCGACTCATGGCGGTGCTTCAATCTGCGCTCCAGGGCCAGGCTTGCTTCCCGGCAATCGCATTCCCACAGCCGCGCCAGCTCCCAGGAGATACCGGCGTCACCTACCACTTCCATGAGGCGCGCGCCATTGCCTGCTCGATGCAGCGCCAGGCGCTCGTCAAGATGGGAGGATGAGCCGAGATAGTGCCCGGCATGGTGGAGGCGCGTATGGAAGTGCAACAGGTAGACGTAGTGGTGTGTCGCTGGAAAATGGCGAACGGTGAGACCGTGCCACTCCAAAATGATAGAATCAGAATCGGTGTTCATGGATCCTCCGTGTGCACTGCCAGGTCTGGTATGAGTTTCCGAGGCCCTACCAGACCTGGCCACAATTGCGACTACCACCAGTTCCCGTCGCTGGTCTGCCGTGTTTCCTGCCGACGTTGCGCCTTCTCCTTTTCTTTCAGCTGGCATGTATAGCACAGCAGGTGTGTTTTCCCATCTTTGCAGACGGTAGGATACAACCCTGTCTTATTGGCAAATCGTGCCTTGCACACAAAACAGCGCACTAAGCGCAAGCCTCTATTCATGCCTACCACCAGCTCCCGTCGAGGTATTGCTGCGTGGCGTTGCGCTCCTGGGCTTCAACCTGCCTGTCAAAGAAGATGGCCGATCCCTCATCCCAGGTGATCAGGCCGCCGTCCAATGGCTCGATGATGGCGCGGCAGACGGCCTCTCGGTCATCGTGGCAGGGACACAGGGGGTCAGAACAAAAGGGATGCGCCGGGGTGTGGATAATCGGGTCAAGACATGCGATAACGATGGGATTGATCATTGTGGTAAAATCCTCCTTAGATGTGATTGGCCCGCTGCCAGGTGGCTTTGAACTCGCCAGCCCGGCAGCAGGCCGCTTCTTGTCTAACGCATCAATTTGAATTCGTGGGAGCCATTTAATTGGCCTTTTTGACCTGGGCGGTGACTCGCCTCTGCCTGCCTGGTGTCCTCATTGCGCTGCATCCTCGCCACGACGGCGACCGTTTCCGGTCCCATCGCCAGGGCAATCGTGGCCCGGCGAACCTTGAGCACTTCATTGACCGCCCGAACATGTTTGCAGCCATTGCAGAGGGCCGGGCAATTGCAGCACCACATCAGGCGCTCGTTATTCCAGCGAACTGTGTACCAGGTGGTGTCGCTGGAATCGCTCTTCACAACGTAGAAGGTCTCGTGGGTGATCTTGTCCTTGCCTCTCGCGATCGCCGCGCTCTGGATCTCAGTCTTGAGTGAACTCGCCATTTTTGTTACTCCTTAGAACATTTGTACTTATCGCGCCGCTTGTAGAGCGGGCTCGTGAACTTCTCACACTTCTAGTATACCACGCTTTTTGCGAAATAGCAAGCATTTTGCGAATTGGTTTGACATTTAGAGAACCATTAGTTATAATATGGACGTGAACGATTTTACGCGAAAGGATGGTGCTACAGATGAAAATTCTCAGTCTGAAGCAGGTTTCGGAGATACTCGGAGTGACCCCTCGCACCGTGCAGCATCTCATTCAGCGCGGCGAGCTGCATGGGTTCAGAGTGGGAGAGCGCACATGGAAAGTAGAGGAAGAAGAGGTGCAAGCGTATATCCAGCGACAGAAGCGGAAAGCAGAGCAGGAGGCCAAGAACGAAGAGGCTGCGTAGCCCGTGGGCACTGGCAACCCGCCTGAGAAACGTCGCCACCAGTGCCCAACGGACCCACGCTCATTATAGCAGCACGAGCCAGGTACATTCGTTCGTGCTTATGCAGCGGCGAGTTATGCACACCTTGTACACATGTTCTCAACATGTTATCCACCACCACTATGTGCAATCTGCACTTATCTCTATATGGACAGTAGACAGGCGTTCGATGATAGTGCTATCATGAATCAGGACCCTCGGGCGCCCGAAAGGGGGAACCGACGCAGGGTGTACCAGCCCGTCACGAAGAATTTACTTCAGACGTGGGCGCATCCAGAGAACGCACAAGCACTTCTCTGGACGCTCACGTCTCTTTTATTACTGAAATTTTAGCGCCAAAAACAAATTGCCGCTCAAGCCCTTGTTTTGCTACTGAGCTTGAAACGGCAACCGACGACGACACATAAAATATACTACATGTGTCGTCGGAATGCAACTTACAATTTGTAAGAAAGGATATCCGAATGACGACACAAGCTTACGTCTCAACACAACAGCGCTTTCGGCGTGGATTCCCCTGCCCTATCTGCAATGGCCATGCAGCACTAAAGCCTGGTAGAGGCGTGCGCTGCGCCGGCTTTTTGAGCGAGGATGGCGAGTATGCATTCTGTGACCGTCCTGACCATGCCGGGAACCTGGAATTAAACGAGAATACCAACCCTCCCACGTTCTGCCACAAGATGCATGGCCCCTGCAACTGCGGCATAGTACACAATCCAGATCGCGCCTCCAGCAGTGGGCGTAAAATCCAGGTCAAAGCGACTGCAAATCACAAGCGCATCATTGCCGAATATTCCTACCTTGACGAGCATGGGCGCCTGGCTTATCAGACTGTGCGCTATGAACCAAAAGACTTTATCCAGCGCCGGCCAGATGAAACTGGCAAGTGGATCTATAACCTGCAAGGTGTTACTCGAATCCCCTACCGACTGCCCGATCTGCTGAAAGCACCGCTCGACGAGTTGACCTATATCTTCGAAGGTGAGAAAGCAGCCGACGCCGCAGCACACCTGGGAGTCGTGGCCACAACGAATGTAGGTGGCGCTCTCAACTGGACGGAAAGCTGTAATAAATACTTCAAAGGACGACATGTTGTCATCCTGCCCGATCATGACGACAAGGGGCGAGACCACGCAAACAAGGTTGCCAAACAGCTTGCTGGCATTGCGGCCTCAGTCAGAATTGTCGAACTTGCCGACTTGCCCGAAAAAGGCGATATCGTGGAATGGATAGCGGCAGGTGGTACGCGCGAGAAGTTAGAGGCGCTCTGCACGCCTCTGAAGCGCAAATTTCTCTATGCCTCAGAAGTGCAACCGGAGCCTATTGACTACCTCTGGACGAAGCGACTGGCAAAAGGCATGTTTTCCTTGCTCGCCGGAGATCCCGGTGTGGGTAAGTCAGTGCTCTGCGCCACGATTGCTGCGGAAACGACGAAGGGCAGCCGGCTCCCGGATGGAAAAGCGGTAGCACCAGGCGGCGTGATTATTATGGCGCCAGAAGATAGTCCCGAGCATACCATTATTCCGCGCCTCAAAGCAGCTGGAGCCGATCTGAGTAAGATCATCCTGCTTTCTGACGTTCCCGATTTCGATAGCGAGGGCAACCCGTATAATCGCCCGATCTCCTTCCCTGAAGATGCTGCCATCTTAGAAGAGGCCATGATCGAGTGTAAGGCATCCCTCGCGATTATCGATCCGGTGTTAGCCATGGTGAATGGCAAATTTGACACGCACAAGGACCAGGAGTCGCGCATGGCCCTTAGTCGTGTACTCGCTGTGGCGAAACACCAGCATTGCGCCATTCTCGGCGTATTCCATCTGAACAAGGCACAAAATGGGAATGCACTCTATAGAAGCACGGCTTCTATCGCCTTTATCGCCATGGCGCGTATCGGGCTTTTCCTGGTGCCAGATCCAGATAACCCTGAAAACGGGCGCGTGCTCGTCAATCACAAAAATAACCTGGCGGCCAAGGCAACGAGTCTTTGCTTTAGCATTGAACAGACACCCGATGAGATGGCCTACATCGAGTGGAACGGCGCATCTACACACTCTGAGCAGGAACTTCTCGGGGGCATGATTGCCGATAACCCAAAATCTGAGCAGGAAGCCGGGCTCTTAGAAGTGCTCAAAGCAAACGGCGAGGCCATGACACCCGCTGACATTTACGAGAAGCTTCAGACCGGGCAATCTTTCAATGCGCTTGAGGTGATGTTGAAACGTAAATTAGAGCAAGGCGTGCTCATGCGGCCTAGCAGGGGGATCTATACCTATACTGGCAACCCATTGTACACCGCACAAACTTACAGCGCAGAATCCGATGTAAGTTTTGTAAGTAATGTAAGTTTACCTGGGGATGCATCTCAGGATGCGCCACGAGCGGATAGAGACGAAACTTACAAAACTTACATTACTGACATGCCTTCTGCAAGTGTCCCTTTGCCCTCACGTATGACCTACTGCTGCGACGTTCCTTTTCAGCAGGGACCAGACGGGCCTGAGTGTAGCAATCCTGCTTGCCCTGAGAAGCAGAGACGGAGGGCATCATGATCTGTAAGCATTGCAACAATACCCACGTCAATGATATGGAGCAAGCGCTTTGCCCGATGCGTCCTGAAGAGATCCCGCTTATGATTGAGCAGTTCGGACCGCTGGGCCAGGGCGACTATCGCGTCACTGACCGGATACGCTTTCTTGTGGATCGTCGCGAGTATGTAGGCGTCATTTTGTGGATAGTTGCTCCTGGGGCTTCAGGAGCACTCATCGAGCCTGGCGATACGTTGCGCTATATTGTCGAGCCGTTTGATTTACGGATTCCATTTGGCTTTGCTGATGGATATGTGGAAGTGTCTCAAACGACTGTAGTTGGTAGAGCTCAGGAGGGGCAAGCATGACGCTCGACGAACTCTTGCGCCAACTGCGTCTGCGCCGGCTCATCCTCATCTCAGAACGCGAAGTGTGGCCTGCGCCTGGCTACACGCGTGATGTGCAGCGAGCGGTACGCCGGCACCAATCGGGCTTGAAAGTGCTGCTGAGATGGTCATCGATTGACACCTGTCCAACGCCAGGGCTTCACCGGCAATACTGGTATCACGCGGGCAGTCAAGCGTACCGCTGCGCAATGTGTGAGCGCCTGGCGCGCTGGATTGCATGACGACAGGATGGCCGCTCATGCGGTGGTATACTCCTTATATTATAAGGAAGGAAAGGACAAACATGACTGAAACCGAAGCGCTCTATTTGCGCCAGCTCGTGATTGATACCTATGGCAAGGATGCCGGCCGCCTGGTGCCGCTCTCTGATGGCCGCGAGTATGCCGTCTTTCTCAAGCAGCCGGGCTATTTCTTGTGGGATTGGGCCTCCTGGACGGCGTATCGCCGCCTGGAAAAGCAGGCGCTGAAACGCAAGCGCGGCCGCCCGCGGCGCTCGGAGGAAGTGCTGCATGCTATCGACTATGGAGAAGCATTCTCGCTGGCGATGTAAGAGGAAGGAAGGCCGCGCCCATGGCACAAAATGGCAGTGTTCCTAAAGAGCTATCAAGCAAGCAGTCGAAGTTTGTCGATGCGCTGCTCGTTGGCGCGAGCGTGGTTGTGGCTGCAAAAACGGCTGGCATCTCGCCGCGTACTGCTGCTCGTTGGCGCAAGGACCGGGTGCTTCTCGCTGAATTTCAGTCTCGTCGCCGCGAGCAGTTTAACGAAACACTCGATGCGTTTCGGGCCGGGCTGCCTACCGCTATGGCGCTTGTGCTGGATACGATGAAGGATAAAGAGTGTCACCGGGCCATCAGACTGCGAGCGGCGCAGATCTGGATCGAGCATGCGTTGGCTGTACGCAAGATTGAGGACCTGGAAGCGCGAATCGCTTCGCTAGAAGAGAGGGTACCATGAGCGGATTAAACGGAATGAACGGACGCATACAACGGCTGGAAGCCCGGAGACCTGCAGCTTCGCCCGACAGGTGGTTCCCCCTGGAGGAATTGAACGATGAGGACCGGGTTACATTTCTGGCCGAGGGACTGACCACGGGCGATGGGCGCTATGCGTGGGACGCATTGACGGATGAGCAACGCTCCCGATTTGGGTACTGGTGGGATTGCCTGTGCGCACAGGCAAGTCAGGATGCAGACCGTGCGGCATTCGCGCACCGGAGGCTTGCCCTGTCTTTTGACGAGTTGGTTGCCCGCTTCTGTGCGCTTGATGTGAGCGAGTTGCCCGACGACCTCTATACCGGCCCATCTGTGGCCATTGGCACCGGGCTCACCTATTATTTCAACAAGGCCAGCTATGGTTGGGTGCTGCGCACGCGGCTTGACGAGAAGGGCAGCGTGTGTGCTAGTGACGCTGAATACCTGTGGCGCTGGGTAGAGTTTATGGAAAGCCGAGGTGATGTATGGCAACGCTGAAAGAGCTTGTTCCCTATCTTGAAAAGAAGTACGTCCTGCAAAACGTGAGGGGGGGGAATCCTTGCGGATGCAAGATGGGTGGGTGGAATGGCGCCATCACAGCCATTGGGGCACCGGCTTCGAGGCGGAGAAGGTGAGCCTGTCCCAGGTGGCCAGCATCGAGGCTATTTGGGATTACGGCATCCTGTTTCAGCAAGGCAAGCAGCTCTTTGTCGAAACGGACCTGACAAAGATTGAGGCATTGATTGCGCGGGGAACGCAAGGAGGACAGGTATGAACACAGAGCAGGAACAGGCATTACGCAAGCGCGTAGCCAGTATGATGGACAACGATCTGGTCAGGACCATGTATCTGTTCGAGAAGGTGCGCGAGCTTGATGTGGGCGTCGAAAACATGATGGCCGTGGTGTGGCCATCTCGGGTGTTTGAGCCTCACCCGGACCTGCCAGGCATCCAGGGGATGCTACGCGACGAACTGAGAAAGCGCGTGCTTGCGAAAAGTCGAGGGACAGGATGAGCACACAGCAGATAGGGCCGGGCCATCATGTGCGCGTGGCGAACAGCGCGAGCTGGTTTCACGATTGCCACGGCGTGGTGCTCGCCCAGGGCCGTTGGGGCTGGCTGCTCGTCGAGCTTGTCAAGGACGGCAAACTATCCAGGTCTGAGATCCGGCGTGGCCACCTGGTCCTGGAGTCGGTGCCAATCGTTGCCGGGAAGGAGGAACACCAGCATGAGCCGGGCTGAGGAATTTCGCCTGAAATTGCAACACCTCTCAGATGCTGAACTCGTGAGGAAGCAATATGTGTTGGGTCTTTGCCAGCGGCTGGATAACGAGCTTCTTGCGCTGCGGGTGTTGTTTGGCCCAGGGGACGAGCCGCTACAGCTCTCGCCACCACCCGATACGAAACTGTCGGGTCTGGCACATCTTTTCCAGCAAGAGCTTTTACGTCGTAATCTCGCGACGCAAGCAAAGACACGACTACACACAGAAGGAGAGAACGACCGTGGCAACACGAACAGCAACACGCATTGAATTCAAGGATATCGATACCAGCGCGATGCGCGTTACTTCGGATAGACAAGGGATCATTGAGGGCCTGATGTCACGCACTGGAAATATCGACTTGCAGGATGACATCGTCCGCCCGGGTGCCTGGAAATCCACGATAAAATCGGCCTATGAAAGAAAAGCCGCAGGCGACCCCTACCTCGTCCCATTTTTGTGGTCGCATAACTGGCAAGACTTTTTGCCGCCGGGAGGAGTGTTTTATCTTGATGAGACAAAAGATGGGTTGTTCGCAAAAGTTCAGTTTAACCGGGAAATACAAAGCGGAGCTGAGCTCTTTGCATCATATGTCGCAGGAACGGTTTCCCGGCAATCCGTTGGGTATAAAACGCTGCTCAGCGATTATGAGAAAATCGAAGGAAAAACCGTGCGGAACTTGCGCGCTTGCGAACTGATGGAATGCTCAGCGTGCGTATTCCCCGCAAATCCCATGGCCGTCGCGACGGCTGTCAAGCATTTACAAGGAGGTGCTTCCATGAACATGCTCATGCGAGCAAAAGACTTCGATTCGAGATACCAGGATCAGCAGGTTGACGATTGGAACTACGCCGATTGGAACGACCTGACCACGGCGCTCAAGCAAGCCATCCAGGATTGCTTCACCCAGGGCTCTGACCCGGCGGGCGACTTTGAAGCGCAAGTGGCGTCACAAGTGCTGGCTGCCCTGCGCGCCTATGTTGCCGCGGGCATCGCGTTAGATGCATCATCCTACCTGGCCGAGCAAGGCAGTTCGGACTACGGCATGATGTCCATGTCCGGCAGAGGCAGCGAGAGCAAATCCGGCTATCTGAACGCTTCGGACCATGCGGCCATCAAGGAATCGGCCACCATGATTATGAAGCATGTGAAAATCATCCAGAGCGCATCGGCAAACGTCGAACGGGCGAACGCCCGCGCACGAGCCGGCGCGCTGCAGGGGTATCCTGTGTATAGCTCAGCTAGTGCACCGTCGTACTTTGAGGAGAAAGAAGCCGAAGCGGACCTGGAGATCCGCCTCAAGTTGATGAACACGCGCCTGGAAGTCGAGAGCATGGCGCGCGAGGCCCAGCAGTCGCTTATAGAAAGCGCGCCGAGTCCGACAGCCGGCGTTGAGCGAGCACTCGCGGCGCTCATCGAGCGTAACAGTCGGGGCGGTGCCCGTAACACGCGTGGCATCGACGCCGATGAGTTGACCACAGCCGATCGGCTGCGGATTGAGCGAATGAATGGGGGATAAGAACCCGGCTTGCTGGGGCGCGCGATTGCAGCCCTCCGGCAGAAAATGGGGAAGTGAACGATGGCAGCACAACCGCTCACAACACAACAGCAGCAACTGATTCAGGCATTGCTCTTGCGCAGCACCGTTATCAGCGAAGCCGCGCGCTCGATACGCGTAGAGCCGGCTACAGCGCTTGCCTGGATGCAAAAGCCCTATATGCGAGATGCATTTGACCAGGCACGCAGGGAAATGGTGACCAGGCTCATTGAAGAGGCGAAAGCCGGGAAAATTGACGAGGCAATGGGGCTTGCCGCGATTGCGCGCCTGGAGGATCCTACAGCGATTGAAACTTCGCTGAAGGCGATTGAAACGTTCGCGGACAGCGATCCTGTAGAAGCAGCAGCGCTTCTACAGCGTTTGACGAGTGAGCTACAAGCCTATCGCTCCATTCCGCTGGAGCAACTCCTTGTGTGGAAATAGAGGTGCAGTATGAGTGTTGGCGAACTGGGCTCCATATGGGTGAGGTACAAAGCCGATGTGTCTGATTTGTCCAATAAGGTCAAATCAGTGAAGTCCGACATGGCTTCTGTTCCTGCTGAGGCACAGAAGTCTGGCAGTAGCATCAGTAGTGGCTTCGCAGGTGGACTTGGGAGCGTGCTTCATTTCGGCTCGCAATTGGGCATGACCGTGTTTGGGCTGAAGTCTGTCGCGCAAGGGGCTATAGGGCTCGGCGAAGCGCTTTTAGAGCCCAACGCCAGTATGGAGCAGGTCACTACTGGCTTTCAAACGCTGCTGGGCAAGGGCAAAGCGACTCAGGACATGATGAATCAGTTGCAGCAGTTTGCTGCGGCCACTCCCTTTGAATTTCCTGAACTGGCAACCGACGCTGAACACATGCTGGCCTTTGGCTTCTCAGCAAAAGAGGTGATTCCTGATCTGACGAGCATAGGCGATGCGATGAGCGCCATGGGCAAGAGCAACGCTGAGATTGATTCGGTCGTAACAGTGTTCGGCCAAATGAAGGCGGCCGGCAAAGTCAACGCGCAGGACATGATGCAGTTGACGAGCCAGGGCATCCCTGCCTGGAAAATACTCGCACAATCCATGCATCTCACCGTCCCAGAAGTAGAAGCTTTGAGCCAAAAAGGGTTGCTCCCTGCCGACAAATCAATCAAGGCGCTCACTGGTGGTATGGAAAAGATGTTCGGCGGCGGCATGAAAGCCCAGGCGCAAACGTTCAACGGGCAACTGTCTACCGTCAAGGATAACGCCAGTGCTGCGCTCAGATCGTTCACCGGCCCACTCTTCGATATGGCAAAGCAGGGACTTGGGAAGCTGGGGGAGCTGGTGTCCAGTCCGAAATTTCAGCAATTCGCGAAGGTTCTGGGTCAGGATATCGCAGGGGCTTTCTCAACAATCGGAGGCGTGATTGGAACGGTTGCTGGAGGCATAGGCACTGTCGTTGGTTGGTTTCAACAGGGCAGTGCTCCCGCTATAGCGGTAGGGGTCGCTTTAGCAGCCATCGCAGCCGGTTTCGCGGCTATCCAGGTAGGCGCATTTATTGCGGCCGTCCCTGCCCTGGTCGGAGGATTTGGCGCGTGGGCGGGATCTGCCTGGGCGGCTGCCGCTGCAACCATTGCCGCCACCTGGCCGCTGTTTGCCATTGGCGCTGCCGTGGCTCTCGTCGTGGCCGGGATTATCCTGGCTGTCAGGAATTGGGGGGCTATCACGACCTGGCTTGGTAATCTGTGGGCTGCGGTGTCCGGCTGGATTGGGGCGCGCTTCAGTTGGCTTGGTGGTGTCGCACACGTCGTGACTTCGGCGATAGGCGGCTTTTTCTCTGGCCTGGGTGACCGCATCCAACTGTGGCTGTTCGCCTGGCGTCTTGCCTTCTCGCTTGCCGGTGCAGCCTTCTCACAGTTCGGCTCGTTCATCCATGGCATTATCGATGCTGTTGGTAGTGCATTTTCGGGGTTGGGCTCGCGCATCCGGGGCATATGGGATGGGATCGTCGGCGCGATTAAGGGCGCGATTAACAGCATCATCGGAGCCATCAATAGTTTCATCGGAGCCATTAATGGCATCCAGATTCACATCCCCAGCGTGGGGATCGGGCCAATCCATACACCGGCCTTCGACTGGGGCGGTCTGGGCATACCAACCATTCCCATGTTGGCATCGGGCGGGTATATCGTACAGACCGGCCTTGCCATGGTACACGCAGGCGAGAGCGTCGTTCCTGCAACCGCCAGTGCCGGGTATGCGGCGGGTGGATCACGTCAACCGGCGCATTTCCATTTTGAGATCAACGGCCGTGAATTTGCGCTGGCAACGGTAGATGATATACAGGCAGCGGCGGATCAGCACGTGAGATTAAAAATGGGTAGCAGGGGACGCAGCGCCTAGCAGACTACTTCCGCTGTTGGTCCGCTTCCTTTCTTTTCGCAGTGGCCAGGCCCTGGTGTTGAATGACAGCATCAGGGCCTCCCTCGCGTCTACGACCTCTTTTTATGGCTGCCCGCCACGGTTGCCCTCGCCGAGAAGAAGGTGCAGCGCGCATCGAAGCGGCTCGGGCGGCAAGTGGCGCTTATTTGGGCAGCAAGGACTTGCTTTTCACCGCAGCAGAATGTATGATTGTAGAGTAGATTTATCGTGGCACGGGA